TATATTAATTGATTATTTTAGCAATTGAAAAAAACACATCTTAATGATATAATAATTGATTGTATAGCTCTGTTTTGTACAAATGGAGTTACTTAATATAGCAAAGAGGATAATATTACATGGATAATAATATTGAAAAACAAGCAGCTAAAGACTTATCTTTACAAAAACAAAAAAACACTTCTTCAGACAACGATCGAAGCAGTAATAACGCAGAATACAAACGCAGACCCAGACGCTCTAATTACAATAAACACAAACCGAGAAATAAACCTGTAAAAGAAAATACAGACGAAAACACAGAAAATGCCTCTGACACAAAATCCGAAAAAAAACGTGACGACAAGACACAATCTTCCCCGCCGAAAGAGAACGGTTCAAAACCCCTCAGCCGTTTGTGGATCGTTATTCCCTGCTATAATGAAGAAAATGTTCTTCCGATAACATCACAGCTCTTCCTTGATGAATTGTATGACCTTATCAAGAAAAGAAAGATCTCAAAAAGCAGCAGAATACTTTTCGTCAACGACGGCAGCAAGGATTCAACATGGGATATAATCAAAGACCTTGCAAGATCAGACCCACACTTTATAGGCATTTGCCAGAGCCGCAACAGAGGACATCAGAGCGCAGTTCTTGCAGGTCTTATGGAAGCCAAAGATAAGGCAGATATTACTATCTCCATAGACTGTGACGGTCAGGACGATATTGCAGCAATGGAAGAAATGGTTGACGAATATCTCAACGGCAGCGAAGTTGTCTATGGTGTCCGCAGCAAAAGAGATACCGATACATTTTTCAAACGTTTTACCGCAGAGAGCTTTTATAAGCTTTTAAATAAAATGGGGGCTGAAGTCGTTTTCAACCACGCAGATTACCGTCTGATCTCAGCAAAAGTTCTTAAAGAATTTGCAGAATTTCACGAGGTAAATCTGTTTCTAAGAGGACTAATTCCCCTTGTAGGCTTTAAAAGCACAAACGTTTATTATGAACGCCGCGAACGCATTGCAGGGGAATCTCATTATCCGCTGAGTAAAATGCTTTCGCTTGCCTTTGACGGTATAACAAGCCTTAGTGTTAAGCCCATACAAATGATAACCACCTTTGGCGGATTCGTTGCGCTGTTAAGCTTTATCGGGATTCTATGGGCGATCATTTCGGTTATTGCAGGCAAAACCGTTCCGGGCTGGGCAAGCATGACTTGCATTATCTGCTTTTTCAGCGGTATCCAGCTTTTAAGCTTAGGTATTATCGGTAACTATATAGGAAAAATATACATGGAAGTCAAACACCGCCCAAGATATATTATAAGTGAAAGAACATGGGATAAAAACAATTGATACAACCAACAAACGCCGGATCCATTTTGAGGATCCGGCGCCGATTTTTTGTAAATAATAATTATTATCTTATCGCTATCATATAGTACTGCACGCCCTGCTTGTTAAGATCATAAAAAACACCGTTTATCTCAGCCTGTTTTACTACAAATTCGGTATTCGTGATCATAACACCTCCCTGAAAGCCGTATTCGCCTATACCCATACCGCTGTAAACATGGTTTTCTCCGGAAATATATTCCATAGGCGGTTTTTCTCCCGCAAAATAGAAAACAACAGTCGGCTTAAAGTTAAGAGTAATTCTTCTCTGTGCTTCTCCGTTGCCCTGCAATACCTTTAGCTGATAAGTATCTCTCAGACGGCTTACGTCTGCACTTGTAAGGTGAAGCTGTGTATTCTCTCGGTGTTCACCTACTGCATTGTCAATTATAGAATTATCTCTCACAAAATCTGCTCTTACAGGCTTATCGTTTTCAAGCCAAAAATTCAAATGCAAATGTTCTGTTTTTAATGATGACGGCATATTCATTCCTCCGTTTCGCCGTTATAAGCTTCAAATTCTCCCCATGTCATATCAAGATCGTCTATTTCCTCAAATGTTCTTTCATAAGAATCGAGCGTCTCCCAGTCTATGGTACGAAAATCGACTGTAAATTCAAGGTGACATGGTAAAAACTCTTCTGCCCGCTTAATAATGATCTCTCTTTCTTCACTGTTTATCGACTGCCCGTTTAATACATATACATACAAAAAACATATATTGTAATACTCGATCAATTCACATTCAACGCCTAACGAGGCAAAAAATTTTCGTATTCCCTCTACAGTATTATCGTTTGCACCGAGCGACAGCATATTAAGTATCATACTTCTTCTCTGTTCAATAGAAAAGCCGGATTTTTCATCACCGAACAGCTTTTCATAAAACACAAGTCCGTCGGTCTGTGCGCATACAGGCGAGATCTCGCCAAGTATGGAATCTACCGTTTCTTTTAACACATCAAGAGCTGCGCCATAGCTTTCAAGTTCTTTATATACATTTGTTGAGTTATTCAGACTATATACACCTACGGGAATCAATGCTTTAAGCATACTCGTTAAACTGCCCGGCATTGCATTACACACCGTCCTCTCTCGGATTTATAGTAATTACCCCCGGCCACGCTATACAGTTTGCGTCTATAGAAACATCAGGCGTCCTGAAAAGAATAAACTCAAAATTGTCAACGCCCTCTGTATGTCGAATATACTCGGCAACACTCGATTTATAAAAGCTTTCGCCTGCGTTGAGATGGGCAAAGTAATTATTTATCGACTGCAAAACAGCATTGTATATATTGTTAAAGCTATATCCTTTTTTAGGCTGAACATTAACAGATATATTAACATTATGCTTTGTAAGACTTTCTACATGAATATCAACATTGATCTCACGAAGCTCGCTCAGCCTTTCTTGAACAGTATCAATAAGAGTCTGCGACGGTTCACCGTCAGGCGACATAATAAACACATCTACCGTTCCTACTCCCCTGTTTCGAGGTATAACGCCTGCGGCTGATACACCGTCAATATCCATAGCTGATTTTATGTAATAAGCTTTATTTGTACCGTTCGAGATATTTACAAAGCTGTCGATAATACGTTTTCTCAGTTGTTCGTCTGTTTCCTCGTCACAGCCGCCGTGCATTTCTTCTTCGTTAGTTACTCTCTCTATGCCGGCAATAGGCGTAACAAGCACTGTCACTTCTCCTATAGCTGCATTTCCGCCCTCTCCGGGCTGCACCGCCTCAACATTGCACACAAGCCCTACTCTGCCTGCTTGAATTATATTCTCTTCTGTTGTAACGTACCGCCACGGGTCGTCGCCTCTTACCGAAACAGCCGTGCCCTGTGGTATAACTATATCATGTGCAAAAACTGTTTCTGTATAAAATGTGACTGTACCCTCTGCTTTTATACCCTGCTTTCTTGAGATACCTCTTTGATTTGCGTGTATGTCGAGGTACTCCCCCACAGCGCTTGACGGAAACATCTGATTTTTCAAAAACTCCAGCTTTACCCCTGCGGAGAATATTTCTCCTGCAAGGACTTCCATTCTTACTCCTATATCAGACGCACGATCCGGCAGAGTACCTGTGCTTTCTTCATACTTATCAAACATTCTTTTCAGAATAACATCATAACTATCCATTGATAACCACCTCGGTAAAACGGCTTTCACCGTTATATATTATCTCGGCAGACAAACAAACACCCCTTTCGTTTCGTTCGGCAATAACTCGCCCCAAAGAGATCTCCTTCTGCTTTGACAGTGCTTCTTCGCAAAAAAGTCTTGCGCAGCCCTCTTTTTCAGCATTTGCAAGCAAATAATCGTGATCGCTGCCCAATTCTCTGTCATAGATAAAGCTTCCTCTTTTTGTAGATAGTATAAAACTCGCTCTTTGACACGCTTCATCTGCACAGCGAATAACAAACGGATAACCTCTGCTGTCTGTTTTATGATCGCCGTTTTCTATCAGAGTATCCATTGTTTTACACCTCCGCACCGTTGTTTCCTGCAAAAACTGTACCGTTAATAATCACATCGCCGTTATTTTTCAAAGCGATGCTTGCGCCGCCCATTGAGTACAGCATAACCTCTCCGGGTTCAAGCTGAGAGAAATTTTTTACAATAACGCCGCCGATAAGAGTATCATTTTCAAGCGGTACAGCGAGTATCACCGAACCCTCGGGCGGTACGGCTGCAACGCCGTAGGGCAGCAGCATTTGTGCATTTTCAGCGGCATGCGTGCCTGTTATATCGGTATTTTCCGAGCCTGCCGCCACTGCGTAAGGCTTTTTGTTTGAAGATACGGTATTTACATTTTTAGGAATCCACATTGTCTTTATCCCCTCTTTTCAACAATAGTCTTGTGCTTTGCCCTTTTTCGTTTTCACAGTATTTTACGGAATACACCGCAAGGGCTTCTTTGCGGCAGTATTCGTTATCGACCTGCGCTTTCATTCCCGGAACATTTATCAATGCTTTCGGCACATTAATAATAACGCTGAAAGCATTTTTCTTTGCTTCAGACATTATAACATCTGCATCGCTTAAAGTACTCGTTTTACTGTTCAGCAGATTTAAATACCTTTCTCTTCTTATACCGCTGATAACGCTTTCTTTATCGGTCACTTTTGCACAAAAGCCTGCTGCGTCATACACAAATATGCTCGAATACACCGCACAGCGTTTATTTACAACAGTGACAGAAGTAAAAGGTATGCCGTATCTGTTATCAAACAAAAGCGTGCCTTTACAGTCAAAAACATCATGGCAAAGTTCACCCTTATGATCTATTCTCGGTATTGTATGCAAAAACTCATCACAATACTTTTCTATCGCTTTATAGTGTGAACAGCCCTTTGGCAGCTTTAACGTGCCTCTTGACGCAAGGCTTTTATTTTCTGTATCACTGCGTTTTATACTGATCCCGAACGGTTTTGCGTGTCTTTCACACATGATCGCAAACGACGGATTTTTATACGTCTGAGCCATACATTCGTTATCTATCAACAGTGCCGCTTTACTTCTTGCAAACACTTTTATATGATCGCCTTTTTCGCTGAAGATCGTTCTTTGTTCGTCAACAATACCGCAAAAAAGAACATTGTTGTATTGTATTGCGGCTTTGATATTTATACAGTCATCTTCAAGCAAAAAAACATTTTGCAGATCGTCAAAACCCTGTTCATAATAAAACTGCACTTCAAGCGAATCTGCGGGAATATCGAGCGACTGTTCAAGCTCGATATTGATAACATTTTTCGGAGAAATAAGCTCTCCGTTTTTCTCAAAGACTATCAGCATAATATCAGCTCATCTCCCTCGCTCAGATCGAAAACATCACTAATTATCGGGTTAAGCTCTGCAAGCTTTTCTATCTGAACACCGCACCTGTAAGCAATATCCCACAGGCTCTCGCCGTGTTGAACAGTTGTTGTTTTCGCCTTTGAGATCGGAGTACAGTCAGACGTACCGCAAACTGTATCAAACCGAAATTCCAGGCTGATAACACCGTGCTTAGGCTCTGCCAGAAGGATAAGCTCCGTCAGAACTGCACTGAATGCACCAACTCCGGGTATAGCCAATATCTGTACCTTATTTTGAAACTTTAAGCTTAAAAGCTGCGCATATTCTTCAAAGCAGCTGTCGCCGTAAAGCTCTGCTGTACCGGTAATAATAACATCGCTGTCTTTAACAGCTGCTGCCCTGCTTTCACCGTTATTCAAACTCTGCTTTACAAGTGATTTTTTGCGTTTCACCTTTAAGGTTTTTGGGTTATGGTCAAGCAAAAAACCGCCGAATCTCATAACAGCTTTATTCATTACTTCACCTCTTCGCAGCAATCCAATATTTTTGCGTATCTTCTCGACTGCATCTCATAATAATCAGAAAGCTGCTGCGCACTTTCCGATAATTCGTTTTCGTTATCCTGATCACGTATCAATATTGTATTATCTTCCATATACTCTCCTAAAAAGCGTTATTGGATACTGCTTATTCCTCCGATAATAACATCTGCAATTTCCGGGCTTTCATAAACAACGCTCTCACACCAACATTTTGTAAGCGTCAGAGGTCTTGCTGCTTTGCTGAATACATCAAGTGTAAAATTCCCTCTGCTACTCAGCATTTCTACTGCACCCACAGACACTCCCGTAAGCTCTGCCTTATACTTTCGGCACGAGATCACCTCGTCAAGCTCTGTGCTTTCGTAAATAACATATATCGGATATTTTTCGGTTTCACACTTGACCTTTACACCTTGTGCGGCAAAGTTGAGATAAAAGTTCGGCGAAAGAGCAAAATCTTTTGCTTTGAGAGAAACACCGCCCAACATTTCCGCACCGAAAGCCGTGTTTTCTGCCGTACCTTTTATCTTACATGTAAAGCCGTATGAATACTTATCATACTTTACCGAAAACACTTCCATGCTTTTTGTATTAAACTCACTGCTTATTGCGCCGCATATCCGGGCTGCCGCCTGAGTACAGCCGCTGCCGCCCAGATCGAGCGGAGTATAGACATCTGCCGCAAACTCTACCTGTGTACCGCTGAGCTTTTCTACCGAAAAATACACCGAAGCGCTAATAACAGGACGCTGTGCAGGCTTATCGGAATAAGCGTCATACGCTTTGATATCAAGCTGCGAATTATTGATACATTCTACCAGATTGTTTATAATACTTCTCATGTTTAAGTACCTCCGCTGTATTTTTCCAAGATCGCCCAACAGTATAAAGCATTTTTCCCGTCCGTATATAATGCGGAATACTTGATCGTATAAGCCTGCCCGGAGCATCTGAGTATCGTACCCAAGGGAAAATCGGCAAGATTGATCTTTGGGTCGCCTATGTACAAATAATGTGTACTGTCAGAGTATCCGTCAGCCCTGTAATTGTCGGTCAGATAAAGCTTTGTTCTGTGAAGTATCGGGTTCAGAATTGCTCTTACAGTAATAATGTTATCGGAAGCAAACGGTTCGATAACACATTTTCTTCCGTAAGCCTTTATTCTGCTTATCATATCTCCTCTGTACAAAAATTATCGACCCTCCCGAAAACAAAGTCGCCCGTATTTATTAGCTGTGCACTTTCGGAAAGCCTTTCGCAATAGAGCGAGAACGCAGCGTCAACAGAAGTCTTATCTGCATTAACGGTAACATCTCCTGCCCTTAGCCCCGAAAGTGACCCTGCGGCAGACAGAGTTTTTCTGTACTGCCACAAAGCCTTTGCCGCAGCCAAACCGTTAAGCTTTCGCCTTTGCAAGGGCGTAATATCGCTGTTTTGTATAACCGCTGCAGAAATATCGTCAACACATTCGTGTACAAGAAAAACCCACCTTGCAGCGTCTGTCTGATCTAAGTCCGCCAGAGTACAAAACAATTTATAAACTGCGTCAAAATCCATAATTACTCTCCGAAATTATACGCTCATAGCCTTTGAAGCGTCGGTAAATATTTTTGAAAAGCCTGCAATGGAGGTAATAGCCGCACGTTCAAGCTGTCTGTCAATAAGCTTATCGTACTCTGTAGTAACGTCCCCGGCGATTACCATCTCGAGAGCATAGTTTTTATCAAGTCCGATAAGAGTACCCGCCTGCATACCGGGCGCATGAATAAGAGTAGCACCCAAAGGCGTGATCATTTTGCCTGTGCTGTGGAACATATTACCGGCGTTTGAATCCTGCATCTGCGTCATATTGAGCACCTTAGAAACAAGTGCTGTAGGTGCGATCATCGTATTAAGACGATAAGGCGTCAGACTGCTCCAGAGAGTGATAAGATCACTGTAAGAAAGTGTACCCGACGATGCGGCATTTATTGAAGTAATAGCGTTTGAGTTGCCGTCGCCGTTCAAAAGAACACTTACAGCGTCTTCAAACTGAGTTTTTGCGATATGAGCGCCGATCTGTCTGAGCGTGACAGTAAAGAGATCAAGTCGCTGAAAACGCAGCGCCTCATAAGACGACACAAGCATTCTTCCTCTTTTATGCAGCGACACGAGATTAGCCTGAACACTTACATTAGTTTCGGGAATAGCTGCACCCTCGTTTACCTGCTGCATGGTAAGAGCCGCATCGTTCGGCACAGAGGCAATAGAGCGATAATCCATACCGTCAATATGCGTAACTGTTGCTACAATATCCTTTAATACGTCTGCCTGCTCCATACCCTGCTTTACTGCACGGCTTATGTATTCGGGAAACAGCGCCGCAGAAGATGTGGTCTGAAAAAACTTCTCCACATTATCGCTTGATCTGCCGCTTACCCTGATGTCAAAGCGTTTAAGCTGACGCTGAAATGCGTCAAGACCTTCAAGAGAAGTACCCTTATAATTCTCGCTCGGATCAAGCTTTTCAAGGACTTTTGTAAGTCCGCTGCCGTTTGGATCATACATACCTTTTTCAATAGTCAAAGTTTCAAAAATTGCCATAATAAAAAATCCTTTCTATACTCAAATATATTAATACAACTAACTGCTGCAATACTCCCTCAATCAGAACACTCCGAGAGGGAGTGTCTGCAA